AAGGCAGCTTCGAGTTATGCTCGTGCTACTACTAGTCGCACTGGGGTTCTCGATACAGCGAAGCTTCATACTTACAGATATAACGAGGATCTATTTAAGAAGGTAACCAACCTACCTGAAGGAAAGAATCACGGTATGATCTTCCTACTAGACTGGTCTGGTTCAATGAGCAATTGCTTATTCGATACAGTAAAGCAAGTTCTTCAACTAACTTGGTTCTGCCAGAAAGTTGGTATCCCTTATAGAGTATATGCATTCACCAATAGCATCTATTCTAACAACTACTACGATAGAACAGAAGATAAGTTCGAAGAGAAGTTGGGTAAGATCTCTTTCAACCAAGGATTCGGTCTACTTGAAATGCTTAGTTCAGATGGAAACAAGCAAGAGAAAGATAGATCTGCCCTAGCACTCTGGAGAAATGCTGGTGTTAACAGCACTCAACCAAAAACTTGGACTCGTATATACTCTATGGGATGTCCTTCAATCTTAGGTCTATCAGGTACACCATTGATGGAAGCAATTGCAGCAATGCACTCAGTACTTCCACAGTTCATCAAGAAAACTGGTGCAGAGAAAGTATCTCTATCAATCCTGACTGATGGTGAAGCAGCACAACCTTCTTACAACTGCAAGAGAGCACAATTAAGTGATAACCTATTCCGTAATTCATTCAACGGACGTTGCCAGTTGAGAGATCGTAAGACTGGAAGAGTATATGCTCGTAAGGATAACCCTCTAGAGCAGACAAATATATTCATCCAGAACCTTAAGGATTCATTCAGACAAGTACAAATGCTAGGGTTCCGTCTAATCACACCACGTGACACTAGTGGATACTTCAGAATGATTCAGTATATGGGATTCATTACTGAGTTCAGTGATGAAGCAATCAAGAGATTCAGAAAGCAGAAGTTCTATGAAGTAACTCAGTCACCTTATGACAAGTTATTTGTTATGCCAACAACTGCAATAGTAGATGACAATCCACTAGAGGATCTAAAGGAAGATGCAACAAAGGCACAAGTTGGTGCAGCGTTCAAGAAGATGTTCAAGAACAAAGCATCCAATAAAAAGATGCTCGCATCATTCGCTGAGACAGTTGGATAAGTGTCTACTAAGGGGTCGCAAGACCCCTTTTTTGCACTATACTTAGTACATACAAAACAAATACAGAAAACACATTATGGCATTCCAAACTGAAATCCCTGTAACAACTGAAGGAGTTGTTGAGTACCTTACAAGCAACTTCGGGACTGAAGTTTCTACACAAGAATTGTTGAAAGCAGCAGACGAATTCAAATGTTCATATGCAACAATCAAGAAGAGACTTAAGCAGTACAAGAAGTCCATAGGTAAGTGGAACCTAACCATCGAAGAAGCACGTGAGGTTTTTGAAAAGCAGATCGTTAAGTCAGATCCAAAAGCATCTCTAGTACCTTCTAAGGATGAACTTTATGTTCCATTCGGAAACTTCAATTCTGTTAAGAAGATTATTAAGAGTAAGAAGTTCTATCCTACCTTTATCACTGGTCTATCTGGTAACGGTAAAACATTTGGTGTAGAGCAAGCAGCGTCAAGTCTAAATAGAGAGTTGATTCGAGTTAATATTACTGTTGAAACAGACGAAGATGACCTTATTGGTGGGTTCCGTCTTTCTAATGGTAGCACTGTATGGCATAATGGACCAGTTATCGAAGCACTGGAAAGGGGAGCTATCCTCCTTCTAGATGAAATTGATCTTGCATCAAACAAGATTCTTTGTCTACAGTCCATCCTTGAAGGCAAGGGTGTTTTCCTTAAGAAGATAGGTAAGTATGTAAGACCTGCTGATGGGTTCAATGTTATTGCGACAGCGAACACAAAGGGTAAAGGTTCTGACGATGGTAGATTCATAGGAACTAACGTTCTTAACGAAGCGTTCCTTGAGAGATTTGCGATCACTCTTGAACAGGAGTATCCATCACCAGCAATAGAAGTAAAAATTCTGCACAAGCAATGTGCTGACAAAGACTTCTGTGCACGTCTTGCTGACTGGGCACAGATCATCCGTAAGACCTTCGCTGATGGAGGAATTGATGAGGTGATCTCCACACGTAGGTTGGTTCACATCGTTAAGGCATTCGAGATCTTCGGTTCAAAGGAGGACGCTATCCAGTTCAGCATCAATAGATTTGATGATGAGACTAAGCAAGCATTCCTTGAGTTGTATGACAAAATTGATGCTGATTTCAATGTATCATCAGATGACTTGACCGATCAACCAAACTGACGTATACTTAATTCAAATGGATCTTCCTATAGATGACCACGAACTGAGAACAGTAGTCGCTGCCCTGAAACTGGGTGGCGATACTGCTCTTCACAACAAGTTAAAACTTGTTACCGAACTCAGAGATCTGGGTTTACCTTATAAGAAGATCCTTCGAGAACAGTATGGTTATTCAGTATGAACCGAAAGTACAATGAGGAAGAGTATCTCAAAGAGATCTCCGAGTACATTGCAAACACTTACAGAGGTCACTATTCAGTCGGGAACGTACAGACTCTTGACCTCATAGATTCAGTAGGTGACGCAGAAGCATTCTGTAGGAGTAATGTCCTTAAGTATGCATCACGCTATGATAGAAAAGGTACAGCACGTCGTGATATCATAAAGATTATTCACTACGGTATCTTGCTACTTCACTTCAATGATAAGCGTGAGAAAGCAAACCAAATTAATTCTGGTAATACTACAGCATTTGCTGTAGACTACGATAAATGATCCTCTAACTACATTATGTCCCTTGTCAAACTCAGTAAAAAAACTCAGAACCTCCTTAAGAACTTTGCCACGATCAACAAGTCGATTGTTATCGATCCTGGCAACAGCATCAGGACACTATCTGTCAACAAAAACATCTTTGCTTCTGCTATTGTCAGCGAGAACTTCCCTCAAGAAATTGCCATTTATGATCTCGGTAATTTCTTATCTACTCTCTCACTCTTTGAGAGTCCAGTCTTCGACTTCTCAAACTCTTCGAAGCTTATCACAACAGACGAAACCTCTAACTCAAGAGGAACGTTCTACTATTCTGACCCTTCAGTAATTCCATCTGTACCTAATAAAGGTATCCAGATGCCAGATGTGGATGTACAGTTTAGTCTTAAGACAGATACTTTACAGGATCTTATTAGAGCAGCAAGTGTATATCAGGTACCTGATTTATGTTTGTATAATAAAGGCGAGGACATTAGGTTACAAGTATGTGATAAGAAGAACGAGACATCAAATACGTATTCAGTTCCAGTCGGTAAGAACACAAGTAGTGAAGACTTCTGCTATTGTTTCAAGGTAGAGAATCTTAAGATTCTACCAGGTGATTATGCAGTTAGTGTTGCTAAAAATAAAGTAAGTCATTTTGTATCAGCAGCAAACAATGTAGAGTATTATATTGCTCTTGAACCAGACACAAAATGATCCCAACATTTGTATCCCTCCAAGCAGATTTGTTTAGACTACCGTGTCTTATATGTCACGTACCTGACTGGCAAAATGTTAAGAGGGATTTTTTATCTTCGATTAACTGGGATGATCCTGACTGTAACCTAGAACATTTTTATAGTGATTACCATAGGTACTTCACTAGAGGTGAGCAACCTCCATATCATATGGATCTAATGGATTTACTTAGAGGACCATTAGACTTCTTTGCTCAAGAAAATCCTGGTGCACAGGTAATGAGTTCTTGGTGTCAGAGATATAGTGCTAACCAAATGCATCCTGTACATACACACGGTGTTATAGGTTACTCAGCAGTGTTCTATGCACAGTTGGGTAGAGCACATAAACCAACTTGTTTCTTCTCACCATTTCCAGATCCTTGGTCTGGATTTATTGATGAGAAGATTCCAAAATGTGAAGAGGGTGATATAATCTTCTTCCCATCACAATGTTTGCATCAGTCGTTGCCACACGCTGCTGCAGAGGATAGAATTATATTCTCATTTAATATTATGCAATCTCCTGAGTCGATCTATGTCTGATTTTCTATGGTGTGAACAATACCGTCCTCGTAAGATTGAGGATTGTATTCTTCCTGATAACATCAAAACAGTTCTACAGAAATTTGTAGCAAATAAAAAGATTCCAAACCTATTACTGTCAGGTCCACCAGGTATTGGTAAGACCACAGTTGCTAAGGCATTGTGTGAAGAACTAGGAGCAGATTACTATGTCATCAATGGATCAGATGAAGGTAGATTCCTCGACACAGTTAGGAACCAAGCAAAAAACTTTGCATCAACTGTTTCCCTCGTGGGTGGTGCCAAGATCATCATCATCGATGAAGCAGACAACACCACAAATGACGTACAGTTATTGTTACGAGCTACTATCGAGGAATTCTCCTCGAACTGTAGGTTCATATTTACGTGCAATTACAAGAACAGAATAATTGAACCATTACATTCACGTTGTTCTGTTGTAGACTTTGGTATCAATGGTAAAGAGAAGCAGGTACTTGCTGCTCAGTTCTTTAAGAGGATCCAAGATATCCTTACAGAGCAGAAGGTAGAAGCAGAACCAAAAGTATTAGTAGCATTAGTTCAGAAGTATTTCCCTGACTTCAGACGTACTCTTAATGAGTTACAGAGATATAGTTCTATTGGTAAGATCGATACAGGTGTACTTGCTGCTGTAACAGATACTAAGTTGC